GTAGCGATAATTGTTGACAAAACAATCATAAGATGTTAATATTTATTGTCGTGACCTATGTATGCCTACATTTTGGATTTCTGGGTAAAATGTTCTTTCCAGTCAATCCCGAGATCAGCTAATATTTGAACAGCAGAATCGAATCCATTAACGGGTTTCTTCACAGTTTTGGCAACGGTGCGGTGGGAACACTTGTTGGTTCCGCAGTCACACTCGATGCGATTTTGTGTTTGACGTGGCAGACGGTTGGCATTGCGAGTTGGAGCACGTTGTACATTTTGCCGAGAAGTGTTTCCATCTTCATTGGCTCGTTGACGACGTGCAGTTCCACCTTTGCTGCCCCTTCCATTTTTCTGTCCACGACTGCTTGAAACTCCCGGAGCGTCTTGAGTAGGTGTTCGTTGAACCTCCTCTCCATCGCTTCCAGTGAATTCAGGTACTCGATCTGATTTTTGTTCATTTTTAATATTTTCCATCAAATTTTTGCGCTTTTGTACGTTAATACGCGCCGTGGGTTTCTCACCAACTATTGTATCACCTACAATAGCCTTGATTTTGTGTTTAACTTCGTTTGGTATCTTATTTAAGATTTTGGTTAAATCCGACGTGAGAAGTTCAGTCTCTAACAACTGAACGCTATCAGATTGGATGTTCGCAACTTTACAGAAATAAGGTAGCATGTTTTCTGTTGATTGTTGTGTCCAAGAGTTGTTGACGCGGTATCTTTCCTCTGGTAACATGGAATTGGTTTCATCACCATGTAAGTCGAAGACACGTTGTACAAAGGACCCAATCACAGGAGTTCGAAGATCTGTGGCCGCATACCCAGAAGCTTTGTTGACGAGTGCTTGGGTAGGCGTGACTAGTTTGTTTGACGTAAGATGTAATTTTCCAAGGGTACGTATGGGATCTGAAAAGGAGAAGCAGGTTAAATCTTCTCGAACGAAGTACCTTCCACAATAAGGTACAGGTTCCTTTTCACCGATTAACAGACATTCGATATTTAATCCCAAGTCTTGGCAAACAATTAAAATTGAGTCGTACAGCCCTAATCTATTAACGATAAGACCGTCGTCACCACAGTAAAGACCCAATGAAGCCCACGCGTCGTCCGGTTCGAGACCAAGGCGACGTAGTGATGTAAAATTAATAAAAGCATTGATCATTGTGTTCCCATCGGTTGTAAACGGGCAACCACTTTTAGTGCCATAACCAGGGTCGAATTCGACACCGGTACGAGTCCGTCCTTTAGCAAAATGCATTTCATTGAATTTTGTGTAAAGTGTAGACTTATGGTCATATTGCATTGCTGTGACATAGTTTTGGCGAACGACACGGTTTTGTAGCCATTTTGATATCGATCCATCAAATCTGGAGAAATCTGTAGCTATAAGCGGTCCTTTCATTTCACTGATTGCTTGTTCAATCTCGCGGGGTTCTTTCCCGGGTGAAAACCATTTATGTTTGTTAAGCACTGCATATTTAAAAGGGTAGGTGTAAGTTGAAAAAGCCAACGTTGCCTCTGTGTTTAATGAAGTAATGTTCCGTGGGTCACTTGCTGATGAATATACTTCCGATTTTTGAAAAGGACGCAAACGTACCTGATGATCCATAACCATAGTATCAATAACTAGTTTGGACCTTTGTTTCTGCGTCGGACGACTTTGAATATCGAAAACCTGGGCGATGGTTAATGGTTCGATTATGTGTGTGTTCGTTCCGAGGAGTAAGTTGGAAAACTCTTTAGCAAAAACGTTGTATTGTTTTGGTGGTTCTGCCACATTTCGAGGTTTATCGATGCGGCCGGCAATCATACTAAGATCGTTGTTGTACGAGCGCCGTGGGTATATGGCTGGGTTGTATATCAAAG